ATTAACATCAGCAAGAGCTGCGTCTTCAAAAGCTGTGAAAGCTGCTCCTTTAGTTAATGTACTCCATTCAGCAGTAATACCCATGTTACTGACTCTTGGGATAATCTCTACTGCAGGTGTGAATTTCCTACTAATATCAATAATTTGTGGGTCTAAGTAAATTGGGATGATTGCCTTATCTGCTGTACCCGCACTCATTGAACTTACGTTCATTGCTTTAAGACCAGCCTGGTACATGTTCTGTAAATGACCACCCTCTGCTCTCAAATCAACCTTGCTGTTGATATCATAATATCTTGTTTTTGCTTTTAAATTACCGAATGATTGAGCATAAGCTGCGTCGACATCGATGTCGGTAAATGTTCCTGTATTCGCCATATTTTTCTCCTCCTATCTTATTTTATTAAGTTCAATGGTGAGACTATTCTCATCATTGGTGCCTCTTTAGGCATTGCGGTCTCAACAACTGCTTTCAGTTGTGGTTTCTCAAGTTCCGCTTTTAGTGCCGCGACTTCTTCAGAGTGTGCTTTAATTGCTGCTTCTAACTTGTCGTTTAGTGCTTTGAGTTCTGCCTCGTGTTCTGCTTTCACGTCAACGACTATTTCTTCAGCCTTTACTTCAGGCTCTGATTCTTTCTTTTTTTTCTTTTTTTCTTCCTCCTCTTCTTCTTCAGGAGTTTTTTTCTTTTTCTCTTCTGATTCCATTGTTTCATCTCCGCCCTTGGTTATGGGCTTGTCAGGATTATCCAGTGATTGTGATGGTTTCGTGACTGCTTTTAGTTCTTCTTGACTGTCAAGCCACGCACGAGCACTCTTCATGCTCACAGCAAAAGTAGCGTTAGGATTAACCGGGCTCCCGGTTAATGTTACGTTAACGAGATTGAGACGACTAATAGTATTACCCGCCTTCTGAACAGGATAGAACGCTACACTGAACGCCTTGAGAAAACCGTCCTTGATACTACCCCAGACTTGCTTAAAAGAATATAGGTTAGTATTAATTTCTGCTTTTATCCACGTGCCTCGTGGTCGCATCTCAGCATGAATTATTTTTGCTACAGGAATCTTCTCGTTCTTAGGACGTGGTAATACTTTACCATCATCACTATACCACTGGTCATGCTCGATGTCCATGGTGATGTTAGTGCCTTGTAGTTGGTCACAAATATCCTGTTGTGCACTAAGGTCAATAATCTCTCCTGCCTTGTCCTCATCAATAGTACTAGCGTACCCTTCAACATAGTACTTCTTCTCCCCTTTAAGATTAACCTCACTCCACAAGAAACCTTCACTAATAGAATAATCAAATACGTTATCGACTGTCATAATAAGAACTATATTTTTAAAACTATTTAAATATTATTTATTGCCTGAACATACACTACACGGCAACGGCAACGCGGGTGTGCAGGACTTAATAATAACTCATCACCCTTGATAGTCTTGAACTTGTCATTCATACCAACAATCTGATTATCAAGTCCGTTGCACACTTCACAAGTTCTTTCGTCCTCGTGAGTACTCCATTGCTTAACCAAATCAAGGCCTGACTCTTTAGCCGCTTCAAAATGTCCTATATTGAATGCCCTGTTAGTTTCTGTTCTTACAATCATCTCAGCACGTTGTATTGTAGTATCCATCGTGTCCATGATACGCAACTTCAGCTGTGATGGAGTCTCATGATTAAGTAAACCCTCAACCATCTCTTTACGTAACCGTTCCTTCATCTCCTCATTAAGACCCTTAACATTATCAAAAGCATAATTCTGCAAGAAAGATATTGTCTTATACGACGGAACGAAGTTCATGTTAAAACCGACCTCGCCAGCCTCGAGCCCACGACCATACTCTTTCTCTATCTTAACGAACAAGAAATCTTTAAGACGAACGACGCTCAAGTAACTCATGAACTTATTAATAATATCCTCAATAATATTCTTTAGTTCAGGAGATTGCTCGTCCATAATTCATATCTCCTTATCAATATTATCCAGTAAGTGCTTCCTGACACGCTCAAAATACTCGGTCACGTCATCCTTATCCTCAGCCTTGAGTTTAGACTCCATCTTTTGTAATTGAGTATAATAATTCTTGAACTCCTCAAGATGGTCCTCAGCAATATTCTTATAAACTTCCTCATCAGGAGGGAACTTACCATGCTCTTTATGATAGTCTTTAATGAATCTTATCGTGTCCTTATGCTCCTTCTCAACATCAATGCCCTTACTTAATTCACTCTTCACAGCAGGTTTCTTATCAGGTAAGAATCCCGGATTGGTTTCTTTAGCCATTTCCATCTCTTGCTGTGCCTTCTCATCAAGGTGAGTTTGTAACTTGTTAGTATCAATACCCTCCTCTTCAGCCACCATCATGGC